GATGGATACCCAGACTAATGATTGGCGATATACTCCTGAAAGGATGAAACTTAGAGAGGAGTGTCTGAGTATTCTCATGCTAAAATATGGGAGTGTTCGGGTTGATCAGGTTTCATATTCGACTCAGGACATCTATGAGTGTGCTGATGAATGGATTTCCCAGGGCAATCAAATCTCACATGGCATCGTTGCCTACTTCAATGCTTACTTTATTAATGGCAGGAAATGAATAAAGAGAGAGTTCAAAAACTGATTTGCAAACTTGAGGTGGTTCTTGAGGGTCTTAAGGAAGAACTTCTTGAGGACAATTCACTGGCAAATTATCAGTATGAGGAAGTAGTTCCTTACATCGATGACTATGATGAAGTTTTTTATGGGGACGAGTCAGATGTATGAAGAACTAAACTGCTTTGAAGAAGCACTGAAACATTTTGGCACAAGGGTAGAAATTATCACTGCTATGGAAATGGCAAAAAAGATTTCTGCAGAAGATGCTTACCAGATGATCAAGGATGAACTGAAAGAAGTCAAAAAGTGTCGCAAGAAATTTGTTAAAGGAGAAGACCAATGCAACAAGTAAAATTAGTTTCCGTTACTCCAGGTGCAGAGCAACACATTGCATACTGTGCCCGTGTCAGTAACCCCAACAACCAGGACAATGAGAAGTTTGCTGGTCTGCTTAAATATTGTATTAAGCACAAGCACTGGAGCATCTTCGAGCAGGCATTTATGACTCTGGAGATTGAGACTACTCGTGGTCTGGCAGCTCAGATTTTGCGTCATAGGTCCTTCACATTCCAGGAATTTTCACAACGCTATGCTGATTCTTCCCTACTCGCGGAGACGATCCCGCTCCCTGAACTTCGCCGTCAAGACACCAAGAATCGTCAGAATTCTATTGACGACTTGGATCCAGAGTTTGTAGAACTTTCACTGCGGCAGATTGACACATACTTCAAGCAAGGTATGAGTCTGTATCAGCATCTACTTGATAATGGTGTGGCAAAAGAGTGTGCACGCTTTGTGCTTCCTTTGGCAACTCCTACCAGACTTTATATGTCAGGTTCTCTGCGCAGTTGGATGCACTACATTGATCTGAGGGCTGCAAATGGCACTCAGAAAGAGCACATGGAAATTGCAGAGATGTGCAAATCTATCTTCAAAGAGCAGTTCCCTGTGATTGCAGAAGCTCTTGAGTGGTAATAAATATTACATTAAAATGAATTAATTATGGCAACTTATCCAGTAAAGCACAAGGAAACTGGTGAAACCAAAGAAGTAGTCATGAGTATTCATGACTGGGACCAGTGGTTAAAAGACAATCCTAATTGGGAGAGGTACTACACTCCCGATAATGCTCCCTGCATGGGTGTTGAGATGGGAGATCCCTTTAACAAGATCTACACCAAACACCCTGGTTGGAAGGATGTTATTTCAACCGCCAAGAAGCAACCAGGCAGCACTCTGAAACACTACGATTAAACGAATGCCCAGAAAAGCAAAAGCAGGTATCGGCACCAATCCAGTCCCCTTTGGTATGAGTAACAGACAAATGAAAAGGAAAAAGCCTATCAATCTTGATTACATTAAGAAGATTGAACCGTTAACAGAGAACCAGGAAAGTTTCTTTGAACTCTACAAGAAAGATCAAAACCTGGTAGCGTATGGTTGTGCTGGTACTGGTAAGACCTTTATTACCCTGTACAATGCTCTCAAGGAAGTTCTTGATCCCAGGTCTCCTTATGAGAAGATCTACATTGTCAGATCTCTTGTAGCAACCAGAGAGATTGGATTCCTTCCTGGAGACCATGAGGATAAGTCATCCCTTTACCAGATTCCATATAAGAATATGGTAAAGTATATGTTTGAGATGCCAGATGACGCTGCCTTCGATATGCTCTATGCAAACCTGAAGGCACAAGGTACCATCAGTTTTTGGAGCACTTCATTCATCCGAGGAACTACCTTCGACAATGCCATCATCATTGTTGACGAATTCCAGAACCTGAACTTCCACGAACTGGATTCAATCATCACCCGTATTGGTGAAGACTCCAAGATTATGTTCTGTGGTGATGCTACTCAGACTGACCTGGTGAAGACATCAGAACGAACTGGCATTATGGACTTCATGAGAATCTTGCAAAATATGCCATCATTTGGTATAATCGAATTTGCTGCAGAAGATATCTGTAGAAGTGGACTCGTTAAAGAGTACATCATGACAAAACTTGAATTGGGTATGTAATGTTTCAACATGTAGATATTGAGATTCCAAAACTTGATCGGCAGACCATTGATGGTGTTAGATACTATGATGCTCCTGATGGACAAAAATTAGTATCTATCACCTCTGTCATTAGTCACATCAATCGTGAGATCTTTGTTAATTGGAGAAAGAAGATTGGTGAGGATGAGGCAAATCGTATCACAAAGGCTGCTACAAGTCGTGGAACTGATATGCATACATTGGTTGAACATTACCTAAAGAATGATGAGGTTCTTCCGCAAGTGCAACCTCTTTCTGATATGCTGTTCAGGCAATCTAAACCCAAACTTAACAAGATAAATAATATTCATGCTCTCGAATCCTCTCTCTACAGTCTAAAACTTGGTATTGCTGGAACAGTAGATTGTATTGCAGAATATGATGGTGAACTCGCTATCATTGACTTCAAGACATCTAAGAAACCGAAACCCAAGGAATGGATTGAACACTATTTCGTTCAATGCGCTGCTTATGCCTGTATGCTTTATGAGTTGACAGGTATTGCTGTTAAAAAATTTGTAATCATTATGTCCTGTGAGGACGGGGATTGTGTTGTCTATGAAGAGTATGACAAAAGAAAGTACATCAAGTTACTTTCCGAATATATTAGAGAGTTTGTTGAATTCAAGTTACAAGATTATGCCTGAGAATAATGAAATCAATAAACTTCTAGAGAGCAAGTTCTATTGTTCCCGTAAGTTCACCGAGGAGATTGAAACTCTGGTGAAAGACAATAAAGACATGAAGTATATTGATGCCATCATTCACTTCTGCGATAAGAATAATGTTGACATCGAGACAGTTCCTAAACTGATCTCAAAACCTTTGAAAGAGAAACTCAAGTGCGAAGCAATGGACTTGAACTTTCTCAAGAAAACATCTCATGCTAAACTTCCTATATGATTCCTAAAGTGACTCCCTTTGAAACGTACAAGTCTTATCTTGGATTGAAAAATCACTTTACAAAAGAAAAATATGATTACCACAAATACTGTGGTAAGTCCAGAGCAACTGTTCAGTCCTTCTACAAACGCAAAGATAGGTTCTTCTTTGAGAAGTTGAGCAGACAGAAGAATGATGAAGAGGTCATTGACTTCTTTGTCTCCAACTTTGTTGGATGTGATGATCCTCAGTCTTTGTGGATTGGGGACATCATGCGTAGTGGTGAAGGCAGATACACAGATTGGAAAAAACGTAATCAGTCCCTGTCATATGTCTTTAGGCAAGAGACGGAGACTCTATTTGAGGGTCAGAAGGTAGATGATATTTTTGACTGTTCTAAGGGTCACCCTCCTATTCTCAAAAGTTTCTTGGGTGGACAAGTCTGCTTAGAGACTATGGTCATCTATGACAGAATATTTGGATACGTCAAGAACTTTGACAAGAAACTGCAGGACCCTGTATGGGAAAGTGTCAGTTTGAAGTTGAAGAAGTATTCTGCATTCATACATATAGATGTGTTCTCCTACAAAAAAATTCTTAAGGGTATTGTGATCAAATGAGTTTCTTTAATTCTGAACTTGTCCGTGAGGAGATGGATGAAATCTCCAGACTCCAGGATAAGGTCTACCAAAAGGTCTGGGAGTTTCCCAGCATGGATAAGGATGATAAACTAGAGCACGTAGAGATGCTGTCCGAACTTTTGGATAAGCAAAAAGTTCTCTATACTAGACTCAGTTTGTCTGATGACCCCGAAGCCAAAAGGATGAAGGAACAGATTATGCAGTCTGCCAAGTCACTGGGATTCCCAGATGATGTGGACCTGACCTATGTCTTTTCAAATATGACAAAGATTCTAGACAGCATGAAAAAATCCATTGACAACTCCTAAGGATCAGGTTATTATGTGTAGGTGTGAGACACAAACAACACACAAGCCAAATACTACCAATACGAGGTATACAAATGTCATTCGCCAATCTTAAGAAGCAGTCTTCTCTGGGTTCTCTCACCAGCAAACTGGTGAAGGAAGTTGAAAAGATGAACACTAACGGTGGAGGTTCTGGAGATGATCGTCTCTGGAAACCCGAAATGGATAAAACTGGTAACGGATATGCAGTTATTCGCTTCCTGCCTGCTCCTGATGGAGAAGACCTGCCTTGGGTGAAACTGTTCTCACATGCTTTCCAGGGTCCTGGTGGTTGGTATATCGAGAACTCTCTCACTACCATCAATCAAAAAGATCCAGTCAGTGAACTGAATCGTGAACTCTGGAACAGTGGAAATGATAAGGATAAGGAAACTGTTCGTAAGCAAAAGCGTAAGCTGTCTTACTATGCCAACATCTATGTTGTGAAGGACCCTGCCAACCCCCAGAATGAGGGTGGTGTCTTCCTTTATAAGTTCGGTAAGAAGATCTTCGACAAGATCATGGAGGCAATGCAACCTGAGTTCGAAGATGAGACCCCCATCAACCCCTTCGACTTCTGGCAAGGTGCAAACTTCAAACTGAAGTTGCAGAAGAAGGATGGTTACTGGAACTATGACAAGTCTGAGTTTGACCGTCCCAGTGCCCTGCTGGATGATGACGATGCTCTCGAAGCAATCTGGAAGAAGCAGTTCTCTCTGACTGCCTTTACTAATTCTGATCAATTCAAGTCTTACGATGACCTGAAGAAGCGTCTTGATTATGTTCTGGGTAACAAGTCTACTCGCATGTCAACTATCGAAGAAGAGACTGAGTATGATAACTATGCTGCTACTGAGACCCAGCGTGTCAGTGAGGAGCAAGTGATGCAGAAACTGGAACAGAGTTACAAAGCATCTCAAGAACCAGTTGCTGCCTCTACTGATGATGAGGATGATGCTCTGAGTTACTTCAGCAAACTTGCTGATATGTGATGGGAGAAGCAGTTCACGCTTGGAATACCATGGGGTATGGAGAGGGTCTCCTCTTCTCCCTCTGGATTATCGGTATGTATTATATCAAACTTCGAATGGATAGAAAGTTTGGTCGATGAAAACTGATTACACAATAGACCGTGTAAACAAATCTGAAGCCGCAGAGTTACTTCTGCGGTTTCATTATCTTAAGGACTTCTCAAAAAGTTTTAAGTCAGGTTATAACTACGGACTCTACAAGTCTAATGATTTTAGTCCACTGAATATTGGTGGCATTCAGGGAGTCTGTATCTTTACGGGTCTCCCTGTTCCTGAAGTTGCACAAGGGGCATTTGGATTAGAAAGGAATGAGCAACATGGACTATTTGAACTTTCACGGCTTTGCATCCACCCTGACACACAAGAGAAAGAATACAATATTACATCGTGGTTTGTATCGAGATGCATCAGACAACTCAGAAAAGATACACGGGTCAGAGCCATCATATCTTACGCTGATAGTTCTTTTCATGGCGGCACAATTTATCGCGCTTGTAACTTTAAATATTGTGGTCTTACAGATGCTAAAAAAGACTTCTACTATTCAGACGGCACCAAGCATTCACGCGGCAAAATAAAAGGTGCTGAGGGAGAATGGAAAGACCGCCCCCGTAAGCACCGATACGTTATGATGTTTGATGAGAAACTAGAGTTGCTGTGGTCATGAGTAGAGTCTGATATTCTCTCCTCTTACAAGAGTGGGACTGAGATACTGACTGCTACCCGATTGATAGAGAAGATCACCATCAATATCATTCTCGATGATACCCAGATACTTTTCTTTTAGAAGGTAGATATTTCTTTTATCTTCGTCCACTTTCACTTCATATTCATAGTTAGTGACTGCCTTTACACTAGAAGCAGTTACACTTTTTCCTGAACCAGAATCAATGTATCTAATAGAATAGTCTGATGGAACTTGTAGACCAGCAGGAACAATGGTCTTACCCAAACTATCTTTTACTTCAAGGGTTTCATAATACTTGACTGCATTTAGAGTTGCATCATTCAGATACTTTGAATAGAGATAGTTATTAAAGGATTGATTGGACAGAGGCCATTCGTTTGCATAGTTGATGATATTGTTGGAAAGAAGAACTACCCAATCATAATATTGATTGCTGTAAACTTTATATGCTACATTGTCTGGACGATCATCGCCAACTATTTTATACTTAGTAAAATAGCTAAGGTCTTGAAGAATATCTTCACGCAAAACTCCTCTTTTGAAGAGGTTTTTTACCTGAATGTATGCTGAGATGTTTTTATTTTCTTTGAGTCTATTAACATACTCAAAGTTTGGAACGTATCTGAAATAAGGGGATGCCATTTTAGTAACCCATATCGTTTGAATTTAGATCAATATCATTATTATAAACTGGTTCAATCTCAGCGAAAGACATGCTAATTTGATAAGTGGTCATTGAACCACCGTCTCTATATGTCATATAAGAACCAGATGGTGTATAGTTAACATCAAAGTTGGTTAGAGCACAAGGTTTGATCTTATTCAAGTAAGGATGTTGTTTTGGATTATTGTTAAAAGGAGCATCTAAATTGTCTTGCTCAACATCTGGATCGCCATTGTATATGTAGTTCAGGAGGAAGATCTTTGGTGCTTTCAAAAATGCATAGGAACCAGCTTTTCTTGGTGCCATATATTTTTTAAAGGTCTTAATGATTTGTCTGATGTTTTCTGCTTCTTTTTTTGTTCTTGGTGTCATGTCAAATGTGAAGTTGAACTGTCTCAAACGAGGACCATTGAAAAGCATCTCCATATTTGGGTTGATGACAGAACCTGTTGCTCTTTCTAGAAGTCTTGTATTAATAACTTGACCTGCTAAAAATGCCGCTATTTCTTGCTGTACTGCTGTTCCACCAGAAGCAGCAAGTTTAGTTGCGTCAATGATATCATTGATGAGGTCTTTACCCATCTGAAGATTTGCTCCACCAGATGCTATTTGATTTGAGAAAAATTTATTGGCGACTCCACCAGCAAGTAATTGTAAAAGATTTGCATTATCTTCACCCCAACTTGTGCTGTTTGAAGACGACAGGTTGGGTTGCATTGGCAAAATGATATGCGCAAACGTTTTTGTATTCTCAAAATATAATTCAGAAGGTCTTTTGAATTTTGCCGCATCAAATTTTTTAAAGTCTAAAGACCCAACATAATCAACAACTTGAATTTTGATATAGTCATATGTGATACCCAGATCTCTTGCTGCTTCTAAATTTAATTCTGGATATCTTAAAATTGGAACTGGATTTGGAGGAATGTCTGATAAGTCTTCACCATCATCTAAAGTTACAACTGTAGGGGGGTTATTCTCTGTTAATGGAGTTGAAGCACCGTCAGTTGAACCGCCAGTTGAACTGTCACCTCTTTCTACATCACCACCTTGAGGGTCTGCTCCTGGGACGACAGAACTTCCAGTCTGTTCAGTTTGGGTCACTCCATTTGAGTTGTTTGAGAGACCATTAAAAGGATCTCGAATTCTTGGTATTCCAAGTGTGTAGAATGCTCTGGTGTTATTTTCAAACTGTTCTTGAGTATCATAATTTGTTTTAGTGTTTAGAACATTTGCTCTATCATTATCAAATACTTTTCTACCTGCTACCTGAAATCCCTGATTAACTTCAGCATCTGAAGAAGATCTTTTAGATGGGTTATATGTTCTAAATGCTCTACCTAAGTCGATGGTAGTTTCCCAGTCTTTACCGCTAGCAGAAGCTAACAAAGGTGCAGGTTTACCAAGACCAGATGCAATAAAATCAGTTTTCTTCCAAGCAGCATCTGTTAGATACACTTTTATTTCACCAGTAGATGTATCAATCACCTGTCTGGTAGGAACATTATTCCAGAGTCTAAACTGTGTAACAGTTGCCATCAGATATCGAAATTCTTGGTCTAGTTTAGTTATTTATCAACTAGAACTGAACTTAAAGTTTTGATATGGTATTGCTCTGAGATCTTGTAGTTCTAATGGATAGACAGTATGCAAACTGCCGATCACTTCCTCCCAGGTATAATTTCTAAATGTGTTGCCGTCTCTCAGACCCCAGTGAAAATTGACACCTCTAAAACCCCATTTGAATAGACCAACACAAGCAATCAAAGGGTATTCATCAAACTCAATTCTAGGTGTCTTTGGTTTGTATACAAAGGTATAATACTTGCCAACATCAGGAACGAGTTCAGTTTCTGTTAGAGTCCCTAGAATCTCAATCATCATGTCATCAGGATCACCTAGACTGATGATATCATCTACCTTTGCGTTTATTCGGTTTGTTGGATCTTCTAGATACCTTTCCTGTTCTGGATCCATACTGCTTGATACCTAACTCGTCCTCTGTTAGAATAAGAAATTCTACACCGTTATCTAGAGCAAACTCTTGAGCAGCAGCCCACTTGGCTTTATTTATTTCGTAAGTCATGCATTCGTAGAGATATGATTTTGTAACTCTACTCTTTTTCTCTGGAGGTCTGGTTTGTTTTTTGGGTTTGATTTCTATAAGATATCTTTTTCCATCCTTCTTTTGGATTAAAGCATCTGGATAATATCTGTGAACTCTACCATCTTTTGGTGAAACATATGGTATACTAAATTCTTCACTTGCCCACTTGACAATATCAGGACTTGTATCACACCACCTACAGAAATGTCTCTCCCAGGAAGATCGGCATATAATATTGTTGGGATTGCCTTGATACTTCTCAGGGTGCTGAGGCTTGAAGATACTTTTGATACTTTCAGCCATACATAGTAATAGTAGTCAAGATTATTTATAGATGCCTGCTCCACGTCCAAATAGAGTCAAGACATCAGACCTAAAGAGCAGGATTTTGCATCTTGCCCAGACATCAGTATATCAAGTTAAGATTCAACCACCCCCATCAGTTGCTGCCTTTCTTCAGGTCAAGGGTTTCAACTATTATTTTGAGGGTGAAGATTTAGAATTGCTCTGTAGTGAAGCATCTCTGCCTGGAACATTCTTGAGGACGCATACAGTCGAGAATGATTATCATGGTGTTACTGAGCAGATGGCATATAGGCGTCAATATGATGATACTTTGAACTTGACTTTCTATGTTGACAGAAACTATAATGTTGTCGAGTTCTTTGATAGTTGGATTGATTTTATTAGTGGTCAAGGCAATCAAAATGTTGCCAAGAGTCCAGTAGCAAATTATAGATTTAATTTTCCAGAAACATATAAGAATGATATCTATCTGACAAAATTTGAAAAGGATGTTGCTGGACAGAATTTGGCATACACCTTCGTTAAGGCATTTCCTATTAGTATTACTTCAATGCCAGTAAGTTATGAGCAAAGTGATATCTTAAAGTGCAATGTTGCTTTCTCCTATATCAGATATGTGAAGGAAAGAGTTGGTGCTGGTTACATTGACTTTCCTGTTACAGGAAATGGTGCTCCTTTAAATACTCCAACTCCCCCATCAGGAGGTGGTACTGGACCTGGAGCGCCACAACCTCCAGTACAATCTAATCCAAGATTCTTAGGTCCACCTAAAGCAAGTCCTTTCTTGGGCAACTCTCAGCAATCATTGAATGAGTTGTATGAAGCTGGTAGGGCAGGCAGAATAAGATCTGCAGGTGACTTCATCGGTCCTGTGCAGTAGCACTAAATAATCACACTGAAATATCTATAGGTTGTTATGCCTTTACCAAAAATCTCTACACCGACGTATGAGTTGGAATTGCCATCGACTAAGAAGACAATTCAATATAGACCTTTTCTTGTAAGAGAAGAGAAGTTGTTGGTTCTTGCTTTAGAAAGTGAGAATACGAAACAGATTACCACAGCAATCAAAACAGTTCTATCCAACTGCATTGAAACTAAGGGTATTAAAGTAGAAACTCTTCCCACTTTTGATATTGAGTATCTTTTCCTCAATATCAGAGGTAAGTCTGTGGGTGAAGAAGTTGAAGTCAATATTGTTGCGCCTGATGATGGCGTGACTGAGATCACTATCAATGTTCCTCTTGATGAAATCACTGTTGTTGAAAAACCAGAACATAATAAGCAGATTAAACTCTCTAAAGATATGATGATGGAGATGAAGTATCCATCTCTGGATCAGTTCATCTCCAGCAACTTTGATTTCAAAGAGAAGACTGATATGGATCAATCATTTGATTTGATTGCATCTTGTATTGATAAGATCTATACTGAGGATGAAGTTTGGTCTACTGCTGATGTGACCAAAGAGGAAGTCGTTGAGTTCCTTGAGCAGATGAACTCTATGCAGTTCAAAGAGATTGAGAAGTTCTTTGAGACAATGCCCAAGTTGTCTTATGAGATCAAGGTAACCAACCCTAAGACTAAAAAGAAAAGCACTGTCGTTTTGGAGGGTTTGTCCAGTTTTTTCGCATAGCAATGGTCCATATGGACCTAGAGAACTACTACAAACTCAATTTTGCCTTGATGCAGTATCATAAATATTCATTAACTGAGATTGAAAACATGATGCCATGGGAGCGTGATGTATATGTCACCCTTCTAAAGCAACACTTAGAGGAAGAAGAACTCAAGCACAAGCAGGCAAATGGCGGATAACATTCCAGACGATTTAGACGATCTATTAAACTCTATTAGGAACGAGGATGATAGTTCCAAAGAATCCT